TTAAATCAGGTAATATAGGATTACTATACACCAATGATAAATATCTGTTTGGGGCTACTATAAATCCCTTAAATGATACTATGATATGGGGTGCCGATGTTGGGATTAAGATATTTTAAGATGCCCTAAATCGGGGCATTTCTAGTGCATATTGAATAGTATCGTCTTTATCTATAGTATTATTTTACCCTGCCCTCGGCACTACCGAGGGCAGGGTAAAGCTTGTACCGATACCCCTATAAAACAGCAAGAGCTACCTTTTAAAGTAGCCCTATCACCATATACTACACATGCTAGCAATGTATATTATTAAGGTTTGAAACCGTATACAGGTAATTCGAAGCCGTTTATGTATTCCCAACTTACATATAGAAATTCTGATTGTTTCATTATGTAGAAAGCTACTTGTATATCTACAACATCAAAACCATATTTTTCTGATCTAAACACGTTAGAAGAAACTTTATTGTCAGGGTGGGCAATTAGCCAATTATTTACAGTGTCGAAAATATTAGAATACTGTGGATAAATATTCTTTATTGATGTTAGTTTTTCATTCATTTCTGTTGGGTTAAAAAAGCCCCCACACGAATGCAGAGGCTTAAATCAAATATCGAATTATGAAAGTGATGTAAAGATAGTTAATTATTTTTAAATGCAAATCCATCTAATTAATAATTGCGACTTAACCACTTCCTCAAAATCTGCTTCTTTAATCGGTATTTTAAACATAATAACCTTGTCATTACCCTCTATCTTTATTTGTGTGGAATAATATTTAAATCCATCTAATGTATGGTTATAGTCTGCATCTGTTTTTTGTTTATACAATTCTTTTTTTATTTCTGTGGTAGTCATATCATCGTGCTTCTTACGATAAGCCCTAAGCCTATCATTGTTATTAAATAAACTACTGTTCGGATTGTTTTCATATGCAAGATGTTAATATTTCATTGCATAACTGTTCAGGTATTCGGCTTCTTTCATAACTTCCTTTTTTACCTTGCGTTCCTGTTTTGCTTCCGCGTGGCGCACGTTCATGGTGGCAATTAGGATTACCGTTTTTACACATATGTCGTGGAACCCATGATTTTGAGTTAGTCCATATATCCGTAGGTTTAGCTCTATCATCTCCGTATTGACAATACCAAACTGTGTGTCTTTTGAATTCTTGCGTAAATGGCATTTTTCTAAGCATGCCCCTAGGGTTTTCAATAAAGAATACCATATCAGGATTTAACTTTAGCCAATCCTTAATCATTTCTATAAAGTTACGATTTACATTGTCACACTTTTTTGCGTAATCGCTTTTTGGGTCTGTTCCGTTTCTATGGTGGCTTATGGCGGCAATAGTGTATGTAGTGCAGTCAGGTGAAGCCCATACTATATCGGGAGTAAAAGGAACATTAAATATATTCATTTCTTCAACATCTATAGACAAATCTATATTCTCATACGGATGCCAATCAACAGAAAAAACATTCATCCCTAATTTTTCAGCGGTTTTACCTATGCTTCTACTTCCTGCAAATAATTCTAGTACGTTCATATTACTTTATTTTTAATTAATATTACAGCGGCTATAAACAACGCAATACACAAAACTATACCAATACACGTATAATCCTCTAAACGTTCCTTATATCGCCTGTAATAGCTTTCATATCGCATTAGGTTGCGTGGCTTGGTTTTTATTTTAAACATACTTCTCCTTTGTAGGGTTTGTAGTGTTTTTTAAGCATATGATTAAATAGAGTACCTATAGTGTTGCCCCCATTGTTCCCGAATACGCTTACAATACATCCCTGAAAACTATCATCGTCATGATCTCCTGTTGTTATTAATATATCTATATCAGATGTTACCAACTGCCCCGCCTTACCCCAATCGATAACTTCCTCTTTATCCAATACAAGGCGTTTAAAATCATCGAATGATAGGAGGGTGTACTCCTTCCTAACTCTCTCATGCCAAATCTTGTTTGAATGTAAAAATCCTTTACACTTTCCATCCTCTAAATCATAGTCTCCACGCCAATCACTTAGCAAACCTACATTATCAGATGTAACCTGAACACACCATTTTTCAGGTAGTTCGGTTAGTTCGGGTTGGATAATTTCAGCCCACTTGCCAGTATCTTGTCTAAATATTACATCATTACCAAAACCTACAGCTGAGATATTGCCTACCCAATTTTTTATATATCTTATCTCTCCTTCGCAAACAGAAGTTCTTGAAATTAGATTAACAATAACCCCCTCTTTGTATCCCCTCTTTTTAGCCTCATTAACTAACGCTTCCTCAACTTCTTTGTATGTGGCTTCAATCCATACCGCATCTTTATTAAAGTTATCCATTGAGTCAGCATCACTAAACTGCCACACACCATGCCAAAAGCCATAGGCAGTAAAATGTCCTTCATCCTCTCCTAATAAGCTACTCACACAAACCAAGTAATCTCCATCTCGGCTAGAATACCACTTTCCAACCTGAAGTTCCGAAGCAGCACTTTCACTTTCTTTCACATCCAAATATTTAGCTATTTCCTGCCTCACCCATTCCTGTGTTGCTTTTTTAGGCTTTGGTTTGATGAAGTCGGAGGCGGGTAGGACAATTGCAACCTTTTCAACATCACTAATAGTATAAAATCCACACTCGTTTTTACCAAGGTAATGCCCTGATGTTAATTTAAAAAACACATGTTTTTGTAGTGCTTTTGTCTCTTTTCTACCTTGTAGTTTAATAACCTCATTCGGCTGCAAACTGTTTATATCTCTCATAATTTTATTTGTTTTAATAGCCCCCTGATTAAAGAGGGCTTTTGGTTATGCTAGAACAAGTCACTAGCTAAATCATTTTGCGCCTGTGTACCGCTTTCTTTCCTAGGTGCTGCTACAATGTTACCATCAGTCCAAACAACTGCACCGTTGGCTACATATTGGCGTTTCTCTTTAGCTTCTCGCTGTTCTTTGGTTTGTGCCACATACATAGATACGTTTTGACCGTATTCGTTAGCTTCATCTGAAATTGATAAAGTGTAGTTTTTGTATTGACCGTCTTTTCCTTTGATTGATAAATTAATTAGTGAACTCATGTTTATTGTTTATTTAATTGTTTACGTTTATTCTACATCTAAAGCATCGGTTTCAAATCCCTTTGCCCATTTTGGTTTATATGCTGTTCTTAACTGAACATCGAAAAAATTATAGCTTTCATTAAACCTATTTTCTTTTATACATTGGTTTAGCTTTTCTACTAAGTATTGGTACTTTCTTATCCCGTAGCTTATAAGGGTATAATCTAATTTAATTACAGAATAATTTCCAGTCTTATCGTATGCTATAAAAAAACATTCAGGCAATCCTTCTTCTGATGCTGCATACATACCCATCTGCATAAAGTAATCATACTTTATAATATCTCTTTCAAACATTTCAGGGTCTGCATTAGAGGTATATTTTAAGTCTATTATTATTCTATGTCCTTCTGCATCGGTAAAGCCTTTAAATTTCCATCCTTTATACGACCACTCCCTTTTGTTTTGAAACAAATTACAGGAATCTATATACTGCATCACTAAGGGACTATTTTTTAATCCTTCTACAATTTTTTCTGCTTCCTCTTTAGTCTTATTAGTTATGCAGGTTTTATTAGATTTTACAGCATCTATGTAATCCGAAAACTGTTGCATTAGTTCCTCATGTTTACCTCTTGAGTAGTTTTTCTTAAAAGCCGTTTCAGAATCATCACCATTAATCACATCCGCACAAAAACCTTTTTGGTTATCTGTTGATGGGGTATTATCCACAATACAAAACAATTTATCGTAGTTTTCAGGTTCAGTTATAAGACAGTCTACTAAGCTCCCGAATATTTGACTTTCTGATTGCTCACGCCTAGGGCTTAACTTATAAGATATAAAATTCCTTGGGGATTTACCAAACTCTTTCAGACTTGAATAAGATAAAGTTTCTTCTTTTCTTTGTAGTCTACCAATAAGGTTATAGTACTCTGATTGTACAGATTCCTCATTCATTTGTATTTGTAACTCGCTATTTGCCCCCATTATGATAGTTTCGTTTTAAGTTCGTCTTTCAATCCTAGTAACCTTACCTGTTCATCTTTAGGAAGTGATGAATACACCTTTTTAAGCTCCTCTAAATTGGTGCATGTTATTAACTTTTCATCATTGGTAACTTGCTTTTCCTTTGATGTATTTGGCTTAACTGCTGTTTGCCCATCATCATCATCTGCACCAACACAGACGAATGACTGTAATGCGTATCTACGTGCGTAACTTATACCGCTACCTTGCGCCTGTGCATCATTCTGCTTACTGTAAAGTATCTCCGTAAGGCTTTCTAACATTTCCCCGCTTTCATGCAGTAGAACGGTTTTAACGAAGTTTTTACCCTCGTGATGCACGATTGGTTGTAGTACAGTTATCCCGAACTCGTTTAGGGTTGGTAATACTGCTTCTCTAACATCATTTAAGGATGCGTAAGAGCTTTTAAAGAATGGGTTAACACTTCCCCTTACTGGGTTCCCCATTCTACTTTGTGCTTTAACTAATGCTACTGCTAGTTCTTTCATAATTTATTATTTGTTTTTAATTTGTTTGTCTGCCAAAATATTAGGACTAAAATAGTTAATGCTGTTCTCTCAAATCCAACCATTTCATGTGATACCATTGTTAATACTACACAAGCCCATATACAAAACATTCTAAATGTTGTACTCATAATCTCACAGAGTTAAATTCATTTATATTATCACTCCACCTGCTAGTAAATCTACCCTCGTATGTATATCCTATCTCTACGTTTTCCCCGCTGTCTTTAGCACGCCAGTATTCCTGCTCTGCTTCGTGTTTATCGGTAATTGGATTGCTCCAATTTTGATCGTCGTTATACATTACAACCCATAGCCTGTCGGGATAGGTTAATGAATCCTCGTGGTTAAATTGTTCTCTTGATAGGTAGTTCATTACTTTATAATTATTTCGTTACTAACAGAGGGCGTTATAGACAAAGAAGAACTATCTTCAATGTCATGTTTGTTTATCACAAGTTCATCAAAATTATTAATAGATATTATGAACTTTTTTGTTCCAATAATAACATTTAAATGCCTTGCAATTTCTGTATTATTATCTTCATTGTTTACGTAATATTCCATGTTTGCCATTACAGTTTAATTTTAGTTTTACCTTTTTTACCATCCACGTTAACAGTCAACACTAATTCAGCAGGTATGCCGTTAGCATCAAATATCTTTTTAATTAGCCCTATAGTGGGATTAGCTTTACCTTTTTTTAGGTTAAGCAATGATTCTTTAGTAACTCCTTTTAAAGCAATGTCTTTAATGTCTTTACCGCAATGCTTTTCAATAGTGTTGTAAATTTGTTCTCCTATATTCATTTTGTTTAGTTTTAATTACATTGCAAACATACAAACTATATTTGAAATAAAAAAGAAAAATATATTTGGAAGTTAAAAATCTTTTCCATTACTTTGCATCTATAATCAAACAACAATAATTATGAAACACCTATGTATAGTTCAATTAGAAGAAACAAAATACCATAACAGCGAATGGAAGCCTTTTTATAAGCTACATAAAGTTGTTGCAGAAACAGAAATAGATGCCGAAATAAAAGTTAACAATCACTATAGGGCTATAAGTGATATTTATGGCACTTCTTATAGGGTTTTAAGTGTAGAGTTTACAGAAACAATCAAATAACAATAATTATGAAAACAGAATTTACAAAAGGGGAGTGGTCTATAGCTGACGATTTTTCACATTTTGAAACTACGATTATGTGTGGCGATACAAGGATAGCGGAAGTTAAGCATTTTACTGACTTTGAAAACGACCCTAGTATAAATGAGGGCAGAGCAAATGCTAAACTAATTGCGGCTGCACCTGATTTGCTTTTAGCGTGTAATGAACTATTAGAATTACTTAAATTTCATGGGTACACTCGTTCAACAGAAATATACCAAGCACAAGAAGCAATCAAAAAAGCAACAGAATAAATGAAAACCACACAGCAAAAGTTAGATGCCTTTTACGAATGGTGTCGAAAGATGAATATCGATTTAGGTAGCAACGAACAAACATAACGAGCCTACGAAAAAGTAGCTGAAAATAGTTAATTATGGAAACTACAACAATTCTAGCGAATTTAAGAGAATACCTGCCACAGCAGCAAGTAGATGTTCTTAGCATGCACGTTTCTGCAAAAACAGGAATATTTATGTGTTTAGCTATAAATAATATATTAAAAAATTACACATCTACACCTGCAAACGAAAAAATAGTAAGCAATCTGCTTTATAAACTATGTAAAAACCACTTTGTATAACATGAAAACAACAATAGCACTACTCCTACTATCATTCACGACCTACGCAACGCCACCCGACCATGCACCAGCTTGGGGTCATGATAAAGACAAAGGAGAAGAACACGACAATGGAGGTGGTAATGATGATGATACAGCCCCAATACCATACGCAGGTTGGGCTTTAATCGGTGCGGTGGCATTTGGATTTGTAATAATCAGGAAACAGCAATTAAACAAATAAGATTATGATACAACTTACCGATAAACTTTGGGGTGTAAGCGTGCCTTTGGATGCACATTCGTTTGAATTTTACGATAAAGAGACTTTACCTTTTGGTATTTTTTATTTAGTTCCTGATAGTGTTTTTCCTTCGTTACCAAAAATACAGACCATTGCTGTAGGAAACTACAAAATTGTAGGCACTTGCAGTAATGATGATATTGATTTTTATACAACCATCTACGGATATACCGATGCTCAATTCCGCAGCCTGCTAACCTCTAAAAACATATTGTTTGAGAATCCTTTAAAGTTCCCTTCTACTATAGACCCTGAATTTTATGATGAGCCATATAACGGTAAAGGGTTTTATCGGGAGCTATACGGTTCGGCTATGTCTGAATGGCAAGCCGCCCAACAAAACGTAATTGAAAAATTATTAATACTTGAAAAGATATGACTAAAGTGGAAAAAATCAAGGAAGCGTGGATAGCTGAAATTGGAGAGGAAAAGTGGAATGAGGTTAGCCATTTAATAGACAAAGAGGGATATTTAGATAACAGTGATGAAAAGCATTATTTAACTTTTGGGGATTTCAAAAAAGAAAAATCAGTTGATTATTGCGACAATGAAATCATAAGACCCAAATCCTTAAATAGTATCTCTAATAACAACGGCTGGATTAAAATCGAGAGTGAATATGATTTGCCTAAAGAAAACTGTAGGTATTGGGTAGTAAATTATGGCGGTCAGGACACGTCCGAGTTTACATTTGATAATTGTGACGCTTGGAATAAAGCTGTTTGGGTTGCAAAAATTTCACACTACCTGCCAATAGTTAAACCACAACCCCCGCTTTACTAAAACCTAAAATTATGAAAGACAAAATACAAGAGGCGGCAGAGGCTTATGCTAAAAATCACCATATTATCCATAACGAAGATAAACAAAACTGCATTGATGACTTTACATCAGGAGCAAACTGGGCTTTAGAACAACACAAAGAACAACTACAGGAGGCTTTAAAGGCTTTAGATGAATCAAAGGACACTATACAATGGATGTGGGATAACATGACCGTAGATGATAAAAATATGCAGCAAAGTGCATTTAACTTACCAGCGAATGCCTTATCAATAATTACAGAAACAATCCAAAAACTAAAACAATAAAACTATGTACGCAAACGACAAAGAAGTAGTATTCTCTTTCCTAAGAAGGATAGATTACAATCAAAGATGGGAAGATATAGAATTTGGAATGGGTTATGATTTTGGAGATTTTAACTTCGGCAAAGGAGATAGCAAAGAGCTAAGGCAAAAGATAAAAGAAACTGCCAAGTATCTTAAAATACAATTCGATAAAGTTTTTGATGATGAAAGAAACACTATAAAACAATGATAAGCAAAAACACAGCCGCAATTTTGTGGGCGAATAACTTTAAATTGGTGGATAAAACAGGTTTTAGCGTTTCAATTTCAGGTGTAAATGAGTATGGTTTAAAAATCGTAGCACCTAAATATTCTCCTGCACTCCTAAAATATGAAGAAATAAGCAATAATTGGTTTATCCTACGTAGACCACTCAACCAACTTACAGAAACAATAACGCATGAGGGCAGGAGTATTGTGCCTATTGTTGAGTTGGCTAAACAATCATGTCTATTTGAAACGTTTGGCTGTGAATTTGAAACGGAACAGGAATACGGATTTGATTCGGAAGTGTGGTGCAACTTGTACAATGAAATAGAAACAGTAGTTATTTGGAGTTTAACATACAACCTTAATCACAATTCTTTCTTAACAGATTTTGAATCAACTTTTAAAGGAAAATGCGACCAATATAGTTTATTCAACAGACTCCACAGCCTACATTTCCTACCCAACGTACCCGATTCACTTTGTAAAGATATAGAGATATGAAAACACTATTAGAACAATGTAAAGATGAAGTGGCTATAAGGCATGGGTATGATGATTGGTATGATTCATACACCGAGCATATAGGCTACACAGAAAGAGAAAAGTTAATTAACGAAGCAATGACACTATACGCTAAAAAGATGTGTGACGAACTTATTTCTAAAATTAGTAAAACTGATACTGAAGAATTCTGGATAGAAATTCCTGAGTATGAGAATTCTTATTTAGTATCAAACAAAGGGAGGGTTAAAAGTCTATTAAGGGTAATAGATAAAGGCGTAGCTAAAAATGTAATTCAAGAAGAAAGGATAATTAAACAAAGAGTAAATCATAGAGGCTATCCTACTGTAATATTATGTAAAAATGGACTAAGAAAAAGCTTTTTAGTACACAGATTGGTTGCAATTTCCTATTTATCAAATCCTTATATGAAACCACAAGTAAACCATATAGACGGAAATCCTATGAATAGTTATTTATCAAACTTGGAGTGGGTAACGGGAAGTGAGAATATACAACATGCAAGTATGATGGGAAAGATGAATAAAGGAAGGGATATAATTGATGTTGAAACCTTAGAGGAGTGGGATTCTTTAAAGAAGGCATGTTTAGATAAGGGATATAATTATGATAAAGCTAGAAAGCAAATATGCGGCATGATTAATAATGATACTACATTGAGATATAAAATTGACACACCATACCCTAAAGAATTAAGCGAATGATAAACAAAAACCTAAAGGAGCTACAACAACGCCTAAAAAAAGAAGTTGACAAGGCATCAATATTAAAAATTGAAGCAGGACATAAACAGCGTGAGTATCAAAATTCACTTAACCTTATTAGGGAACTTCAAAACTCCATAGATGGTATAAACGAAAAAGGCATAATTGTTTCAGACCATGCTATAGTAAGGTACATTGAAAGAGTAAAGAAGATGGATATTGAGCAGTTAAAGAAAGAGATATTAACTGATGATGTTATGCTTTTAATATCACAATTAGGTGGCAATGGTTCATATCCTGCCAAAGAATTTAGCATTAAGATAAAAGATAACGTAGTAGTAACTGTAATATGATCCTAGAAAGCGCACTATCCCAATTAAACGATGATGAAATGAATCTCATAACAAAAGAACCATACGCCCCTTTAATAAATTTACTAAATTCGGTAGATCCACAAGACAATCCTTATAAAAAAGTAATTGATACACTTTGCCAAAACATTGCTGGCATTGATTATAATAACTCAAATAGCAGGATGGTAGGCATTAGTTATTCAATAACCAAAAACCGATACACCGCAGAGAAAACAATAAACGGAAAGTATTATTTCATAAAATGCTCAATTAACAAAAATACTTGTGAACAAGCTTTAATATCTTTTTGCGAACAACACAAAATAAGTCCTTATGAAAGAAGCGACAAATCAATTTAATTCCGTATATTAGCAACTCGATAAAGCCCCGTTTGGGGTTTTTGAAGAAATAAAATGTAAACAATGTCAACTAAGAAAGAAATAAGGCAAGACTTATACACCCAAACTGCTTATGCTGATAAGATAAAGAAAAGCAAGGCTTGGGTAAATAGATTAATAAAAGAAGGTAAGATAAGTACTGTTTTAGTAAACGGTGGTATTCTTATTAAAGACTAATTTTTTTGGCTAAAAACTGTAAACAAAATTAACCAATGGCAGAGAATAAAAAATCATTTGTTGTATATTCTGACTGGAGAGATACATTTAAAGAACTTACAGATGAGGATGCAGGAAAGCTAATTAAACATATCTTTTCTTATGTAAATGATGAAAACCCTGAAACAGACAATTCACTTATAAGGGCCGTTTTTGCTCAAATAAAGTCAACACTAAAGCGTGATTTAGAAAAATGGGACACCCAATTACAGCAACGAAAAGAAGCAGGATTAAGGAGTGCTGAATCTCGTAAAAACAATACAACGAATTCTAACGAACGTTCAACGACCGTTGAAACTCGTACACGAAATTCAACTGTAAATGATAATGTAAGTGTAAGTGTAAGTGATAATGTAAATAAGAAAAAGGTAGTGCGTTTCACGCCACCCACACTTTTTGAGGTTTTAGCATATTTTGAAGAAAACGGTTATAGTAAACAATCAGCCGAAAGAGCATACAAATACTACGACACGGCAGCATGGACAGACAGTAAGGGTAGTAAAGTAAAAAATTGGAAACAGAAAATGCAGGGGGTTTGGTTTAAACCTGAAAATGAAAAAACAATAGGGAGCAAATCACAGTATAGTTTATCTAATCCATCTCCTGCATAATGAAAATCTTTGATTGGGCTTTAATAGAGCATAAAAGCGAAAGGTTATCAGGAACAGCTAAACTTAAATGTCCTGAATGCAACGATGCAAGGCGTAACAAAGCAGATAGACCGCTTTACGTTAGATATGATAGTGGCGTGGCAAAGTGTTTCCATTGCGAGGGATTGAGCTTTAGGGATAGTGTAGAGAAAAACACAAAAGAGCAGCATTATAAATTACCTACGCAGGATTGGAAAAACTACACACAGTTATCGGATAAGGTTGTTAAGTGGTTTGAGGGGCGTGGTATAAAACAATTTACACTTACTGACTTTGAAATATCAGAGGAAATGTTTTACCAACCAAGCCTAAAGAAGAATGTAAACAACATAGTATTTAATTTCTTTGAGGGCGAAGTATTGGTTAATAAGAAATATAGATCGGCTACTAAAAACTTCATGCAGTCAAAAGACACTAAAAGTATTTTTTATAACATCAATTCGGCGATAGGGCAAAAAGATGTTTATATTGTTGAAGGAGAGATAGACTGTTTAACATTGCATCAGGAGGGATTTAAAGCAGTTATAAGCGTTCCTAATGGTGCAAATGATAATGATGCTTATTGGATTAATTCAGAGCCATATTTGAAAGATGCACAAAAATTCTATATAGGTACAGATAATGATGCAAAAGGCAATGAGCTTGCAGATAAGATAGCCCAAAGACTAGGAAGGTACAGGTGTGAGAGAATACAGTTTAAAGGCAAAGATGCCAATGAGGATTTGGTAAGCGGGGATTTAAAAGACACCATCTACAATACATCTAAATATCCAGTTTCAGGAACATTTAAGGCTAACGACCTTCACGATAAAATAATGGAATTGTACGATAGCGGTTTGCCCCCTGTAATATACCCTAAGCATCCATCATTTGGGGAAAACCATAAAGAGATTTTTTCTGTAATGAGGGGACATTTGGTAACGGTAACAGGCATACCTTCGCACGGCAAGTCTAACTTTACTGAATGGTATGTTATGAACCTGATTAATGATTACGGAATGAAAGCCAGTTTTTTCAGCCCTGAACATTCGCCAATGGAATTGCATAAATCTACATTTATAGAAAAGTTTCACGGTAAAAACTTTTTTAATCAGGTAGGAGATACGCCAAGAATTAGCAAAGTAGAGGTTGCACAATATACCGAATGGGCTAATGAAAAGATTTACCTTACAAGCCCTGACAATGGAAACAGCGCAACATGGGAATGGCTTATAGATAAGTTTAAAGAGCAAATGTTTAATTTTGGAATTGATATTTTCGTTATAGATGCCTACAATAAAGTAGAACATACAGGCAATAGAACTGAACGGGAAAGAATAGGAAACGTATTAACAAAGCTAACTGACTTTGCACAGCAGAACAATGTAATCATATTTTTAGTTGCACATCCTACGAAAATGCAAATGCAAGATGATGGTGCTTACAAAATACCTGATTTGTATTCTGTTAGTGGATCTGCTGACTTTAGAAACCAAACGCATGATGGGTTTTGTGTTTACAGGTATTTTGGGGATGATGCCAGAACGATATTTAAAAACCTTAAAACTAAAATGAAGTTTCAGGGGGAAATAGGCGGATTTATAGAATACGATTATCACATGCCAAGTGGTAGATATTATGCAAGAGGTACAGAGCCTAATTTATATCCTCTGAACTATGATCAAAAGAAAAAAGAAAAAGAGTTTTTAGAGGAAGTGGCTGGATTTAAACTAACAGACCATATTCCTACAGTTAGTGAAGCATTTGACCCGCCTGTGCCAATAGAAAACTATAACCAATTTGATGAAGTTCCTTTTTAATATGAAATATAAAGAACAACTACAAACAAGCGCATGGTTACGAAGAAAGTATGACATTTTATTTAGAGATAATTTTGTATGCTCACAGTGCCTTTGTGATAATTCAGAATGCCAGTTAGAAGTACATCACATTGCGTATTATCCTAATAGGCTTGCGTGGGATTATCCCGATTATCTTTTGGTGACCCTTTGTAGGGACTGCCACCAAAAAGAACATGATGATGAAAATATATACAAACCAATAAACATTAGAAAATGGATAGAAAAATTAGTGATGCCTATGCGGCTAAATATGCTAAAAGGCAAATAGAAAAAGCCATAACATACGTTGATAAACTTGAATTAATAAATCCGTTATCAATAACTTCGATTAAAAAAAGAGTAAAGCAATGAAAATACTAATGGTTAAAAGCCTAAACAATACTTTCTCCTGCGCTTACAATTCAGACTTAGACAGCCTGAAAAAGATTAAGCCTAACGAGATGGTAGAAGTAGAGATAAAAAAGAAGCGCAATATAATGCACCATAGGAAATTCTTTGCGTTGATAGACTTGGTTTATCAAAATCAGGAACTTTACACCAATTCGGAAAATTTGCGCAATGACCTCACGATAGCAGCAGGATATTATGACACAAGATTTAACTTTGAAGGTGTAGAAATAATAGAGGCTAAAAGCATATCTTTTGCCGCAATGGATCAAACCGAGTTTAACGACTTTTACAATGCGGTGGTAGATACCATAGTTAAACACTTTCACTTTGATAAAGATGATATTATTACAAACGTTAGCCAGTACTTCTAAACCATGATAAAAAAGATATACGATAGGAAATGTGTAAACTGCAAAGAGAAGTTTAAGCCTACCTCATCATCTAATACCGCTTGTTCGATGAAATGCGCTATTGAGTATAGTAAAAACAAGGTAAAAGCCGACAAACTTAAAATAAGCCGATTAGAGACAAAAAAACAGCGTGAGTCAATAGTTGGTATTCCAGAGCTAAAAAAGTTGCTAGAAGCGCAAATAAACACTATTTGCAGGGAGATTGATAAGGGTAGCGGCTGTATTAGTTGTGGAGGTCATACCACCCCCCAGTCAGGACACTACCACACGGTGCAGTCTAACGGTTCAATAAGGTTTAATTTATTCAACGTTCATTTACAGGATTTCAATTGCAATTGTGCAAAAGGAGGCAATCTTCATAACTATGATTTAGGGCTTATAAAAATGTATGGTAAAGAATATTGGGAATATGTAAAGTTTGAGCTACCAAAATTATATCCTGTATTGAAACTAAATAAGCCCGAATTATTAGAAGCAATACCTAAAGCTAGAGAATTGGTTAAAAGGCTTAAAAAAGCAAATATAACACATTCGTCAGAGCAAAGAATTAGATTACGAGAGGAATATAATAAGTTCATAGGTATTTATGTGTAGGTTTCAACTACCATATATGCAGATCAATTGATGAGTTTAAAACAATAATAAATAGATATAAGAAATGAGCAACATACAAATTACAAACGAGTGTAACATGGATTTAATGAGCCGATACCCTGACAATTATTTTGATTTGGCTATTGTTGATCCGCCTTATGGGATAGATGATAAATTTAAAGGGGGTAAAACTGGTAAAATGAATTTTAATGAGGTGGTAGATAAAGAATGGGATAAAATACCAGACTCAAAGTACTTTAATGAACTTTTTCGTGTTAGCAAAAATCAAATTATATGGGGCGGTAACTATTTTTATCTGCCTCCAACTAGATGCTTTTTGGTGTGGGATAAAAAAATAAGTGAAGATTTTTCTTTAGCTATGTGCGAATTAGCATGGACTTCTTTTGATAAGTTAGCTAAAATTTTTACATACAATAATCCCAAAGTAAACAGAATCCACCCAACACAAAAACCTGTTAAGCTGTACGAATGGTTAATTATGAACTATGCTAAAGATGGAGATAAAATATTAGATACACATGGTGGGAGCATGAGTATAGCGTTAGCTTGCCACAATTTAGGGTTTGACCTTACCCTATGCGAATTAGATAAAGAATATTACGAAACAGGATTAAAACGCCTTAAACAACACCAACAACAACTAACAATGTTCTAATGCCACCTAAACCCAAACAACCCACCCTAGAACAAATGAGAGTAGAGCGTAATGCCTTAATGATAAGCAAATCCGACCCTGAACGGTTAGCGGAACTTAAGGCGAAGATTCTGTATATTGAATATGGGATAAAATAACCTAGCAAATGTTAAAGTTTACGTTTTACTTGTGTGGTATATAAAAAGTATATACATTTGCTATATCAAAATGAAACAAATAGAAATTATGAAAAACTATAGCGACACAATAAAAAGTAAAAAAGAAAGAATATTAACAGCAAAAGGCAACAAGTTTATTTGGCGTTGTGTGGATATTATAGCACAATCAAAAGGGCTACATAAATATTCCCCGCAAATGAAAGAAACAAAAGAAAGGTTTTTTAATGTTGTTGAATATCTTTTGATAGACAAAGAAATGAGTACAACAGAAGTGGCTGAATTAATAAAGTCAAGCCGTTTTTTGGAAACTAATAACTTAAACTTATTAAGCTAAAACAAATGATTGAACAGATAAACCTTAAGGTAAATTCAGATTTTAAGAAGCAATGTATCAAATATGCGGCTTCAAGGCAACTAAGCCTATCATCACTAATTAAAATGCTTCTACAGCAGGAAATAGATAAACAAAAGTAAAGTTATGAAAACAACATTTAAAATTGAAAGGTTAATTAATAATGACATAAAAGTCGGAGATACTGTTGTAGTTAATGATGGTAGTTCTCTTACTTCTTTTAACTATGATCAAGATGCTGAATTTTTTATTGTCAATTCATATCCCGAAGTAACAGGAGTAGATATTAAATTAATCAATATCCCTGCAAAAGTTATAGAAATCGGCATATAGGATCACGTATCAAGCGGTGTGTTAGGTTTAGTTTACCTACAAGACATAGTTATACAAATGTTCGATGCCAAATTTAGAACAAGTTCACAATTAGTTAAAAAATTATAGTATGAAAACATATTCAGAAAGATTTGAGAAAGCAGTAAGTAAGCTGTATAAGGCGTTTCATGATGACGATTTAAATTTTGGCGATTGCAGTGCATGCGCTGTGGGTTCAATAGTGGGGCATGGGGAATGGTATTTAAGTTCGCCTCTAGAAATATGGTCGGGCAATTATGAATTACCACTAGAAGCTGACATTCAAGAAAATAATTCAGGTTATTCTATAATAGAGCTTTCGAATATTGAAAGGATATTTATACTAGCTTTTAAAGATTCATTTGATCCAAACGATAAAGAATCACAATTCAAAGGTCTATGCGCTGTAGTAGAATACCTATGTGAACTTGAAGGTATTGAAAACATAATGGACTACCAGTGCCTATTTGAAACAGAAAACGAGCAGCCTAAGTATAAATTAGAAAACGTATTTTAGTTATGTGCATACAACAAGACACCATCCATCAGCTTAAATCACTATCAGCCGATATAAAACATGCTAAAGCCGAACGAAACAGAATACAACAGGAAACATTTGGCAGGGATTTTACAAGCGATGAAATAGAAGAATACGATGAGCAGACAAAGATTATTAAGCAGTCACGAAAACGGATTGATGAGATAATAGATAGCTTGTAATACATCATTAAAAACCAATCAAGATGAAAACACTGCAAGTAACGCTTAAGAAAAAGTGGTTTGACATGGAATCAAACCTCAATGAATTAGAGCGTAAGAATGAAGAATACAGAGAGATAAAACCTTACTGGATTAAAAGATTGCTTAATGAACCATTTGCTACTATGTGTAAAGATGTAGCAGACATACAACATGCTATAGATTGTGGGGCGAATGTGTTTAAAGGATTTGATTCATACAAAGCTAAAAACGGATATGCTGCTGATGCACCAACTTTTGAGAGGGACTTAATTTCAATCGGAATAGGCAAGGCTAAGCCCGAATGGAGTGACAATTGGCGAGGGGATGTTTTCGTGATAACATTAGGGGAAATACTTGAAACGTATAACATGCCTGAACATAGAGAAAGTTGGGTCTAACCCCTTCTTCTATAGAGTAATAACAAACAATAAAAACTGGAAATATGGAATCAGTTAGAGCAACAACATTTATAGAAATATGTGTCAACTGTCCCTATTGCGGGGCTTATGACGATAAGTTCGAAGAGTTGAGGGATAATATCGAAGAAGATCACAGGGCGGAAAATATTGACGTTGTCATAAAATGTTCCGAGTGCGAGAAAGAATATATCGTTGAAGGTATCGATTTTTAACCCCTTCTTCTATAGAGTAATAACAAACAATAAAAACTGGAAATATGGAAAATTTAAAATTTAGAGCCTTTAACGGAGAAGAACTAATAATTCTTGAAAATTCAGGATTACAGTATTTTGACTTTGAGGGTTCTTATTCTTTAGGCTTTACAGTCGATGCCTATTCTGAATTTTGGGCACACGAGCAATATGGATCATCTACCGAAGAGGCTGCTAAATTTCCTATAACTCAATTTATAGGCATTCAGGACAAAAATATGATTGATGTATTCGTGGGGGATTATGTGGAAACTGGAAACGGCAGATGCTTTGAAATAAGATTTGGAGAATACAGATACCATGAGGACAGCCCTGCTTTGGGATATTATATGTATTCAAAATACGGCTCACTCCCTATCACTAAAAATATTGAAGTTATTGGTAACATATATCAAAATACTGAATTACAAAAACACTGTTAACCCTTAGAGAGTAATAAACATAAAACAATAAAGTGATGGAAAACCTTATAAAAAACATTGTTGAAAGATACGAAGAAGCATCAGGAGAAACTGTAGTACAGGTAACCGTAACATATAGCTAAATGAAAATTATACATAAAATATTGTGCTTTCTAGATATTCACGATGATTATTATCGGGATGGAAAAAACAGTGGATTTAGCAACGGACATTGTAATCATTGTGGAGCATTTACTAACCCCTAATACTAAAACATAAAACAACCAAACAATGTCAAAAATAATAAAAAATGCACAGGGAACAGATGGTAAGACTTACTACTTCGAATTGCATTCAAATAATACCATGACCCAGTTGCAAGATGTGACTTTTAACGGAATTAATGTTACTGATGTGAGAATAGTAGAGTTTGAAAGCGGAATGACGGTAAAAGAACTATATACTGCCTATTTGAAATTACTTAATCCTTAACAACTAAACAATGGAAGCAGATAACTGGATAAGCGTAAAAGAGCGATTTCCTGAAGATGGTGAAAAGGTTATAGTGTGGCAGAATAATTTAGCGGATGAAGAATATTCAAGGCATCATTGCGCTAAATTTTACAGTACAGATGATATGTCCTTTTTTACAATATACCCAGCAGTTTTTAAATCAGTTTATAAGTCTACAAAGAACTTTAAAAGCTATGATTTAGAAGGAGACCAATGTCAAGTTACTCATTGGATGCCATTACCCCAACCACCTAAAACAAAGTAAGATGATAAGATCAGAGGAATTGCGTTTGAATAATATTTTAGCAGGCGGCACAGTAACCGCTTTAGTAGGTAGTACAGTATGGATTAACGGAAAGCCTATGCTACAAGATGAATTAGCAGGAGTAGAGCTAACAGAAGAACTCCTGATTAAGTGCGGGTTTATAGAGATATATCGAAGTAGTTTTAGGATAAAGTTTGAGCATCCTGAATACGTTGAGTTAGGCTACCACATAAACTTTACCGATAACAAAAAGAACGCTACATACTTCGGTTTAGAAATCAAATGTGATACCCTTCATCATTTGCAGAATTTAACACACAGCTTAACTGGAACTGAACCAACAATTAAATAAGATGGAAAACCCATATACCCCCAACTCAATAAGAACAGTAAGCGGTAAGTATTTCGACATTACTAAAATGGATTTAGACACCATAGACATAGAGGACATTGCTCACTCTTTATCGTTTCAACCTAGATTTTCAGGTCACTTACCTGTATTTTATAGTGTTGCGCAACATTGCGTGATGTGTGCCATGCATGTAGCAGACAGTTACAAACTAGAAGCCTTACTGCATGATGCATCGGAAGCCTACTTAGTTGACATACCTAGCCCCATAAAAGCACTTCTACCTGATTATAAAGCATTAGAGGAAAAACTAAATATTGCTATATGTAAAAAATACGACATACAGTACCCATTCAGTGAGACTTTAAAGGCAATAGACAAAAATATGCTTATTTCGGAATGGGAATGCATAATGCTTCAAAATAACAGTGAGACGATAGAAATATGGGATAGCAAAACAGCTAAAGATAAGTTTATCAAAGCGTTCAAATAATATTCGGCTATAACCCCAAATAATAAGTAAAAAAACATAAGATGGCAGCACCAACAGCAGAGGAATTTTTTAGAAACAGCCTAGTTCAATCTTCTATTGATGAATATGGAAACTACTCTATATATGATATTCAAGAAGCAATGATTGAATTCGCTAAACTACACGTTGAAGAAGCCTTGAAAGCGACTAATAAATATGTATTTGAAGCAAGTTCTATAAACGAAAATTTAATCCTTAACGCATACCCTTTAAACTTAATAATATGATCCACTACTTACTCTTAGCCTTTGCGCTAAATTTCACAGACCCTACAGTAATATGCACAGGTAAAAACAGAACAACAGGAACAAGCATTCAATTAGTAGCCATAGGACAAAAGAATTACCTTATCCGATATGATGCAGCAGGTAATCAAAACGGGCAACCACAGGAAACACAAATGAATAGTGATAAGTTCGCAGTATGGGCTGTGCCACTAGGATATACAACTGATTGTTAATTTTAAAGTTATGAAATTTAACGGAACACAATATACAGCCCTTAGAGGCGATGATAAAAAATATAACAAACCAAAACTTAGTCAAGGATGTAAGATTAAGGTTTTATTTGATGATGAAAATCAAAACTTACCGGGGTGTAAAATATTTAAAAAAGGAATATATTTAGTAAAAAGTTGCCATAAATCTTACGTTGGAATAGGTGATACATACGATTTAATATTAGACAGAAAAAACTCTAAATATATTTATCCTATATGTACCATAGACATAGACAAAGCAATAGAAGATAAAGCGATAGATATAATATATTTGCACACTAACAATTAATTTAATATATTTGTGGTTACTGTGGTGTGGCTTAATGTGAGGACAAATACTCGATAGGTCGCGAGAGCTTTAAGGCTTGTAGGACTAACCCTATCTGCACCACAATTATTTTATAAATCAAACTATGCGTAGAAATCAACACTTATTACAAAAACGCAGTCAATTCATAAAACAGTATGTTAGCGATAACCAACATAAACAAATGAAAGTTATAGTTGATGAGCTAGTATAAAAACTGTTTGTGTCATAAAGGACTATTTATAATACTTTAGCAGAATAAGAACAAAAGACTTTTACGTTATTAACTAAGGAAGAAATACAAAATATATCCAATGGCGTATTCAATTGAGGAAATAGAAGAAAAGTTTGCTTTGATAATAAAAGATATAGAAGAAAACAATATGCCTTTAAGAAGGGCTATAAAAGGTTATGGCATGCCAGATATAACTACTTTCTATAAGTGGTGTGATGAAGATGAAGAAAAATCCAAACGGTACGTACGTGCGTGTGAGGCAAGAGCGGATAATATCTTTGAAGAAATATTAGAGATAGCAGACAAACAAGGGGAAGATGTAACAGGGGAAGATGAATATGGCAATCAAATAATTAACCACAATGTAATATCTAGGAATAGATTACAGGTTGATGCTAGGAAATGGATTGTAGCCAAAATGATTCCTAGAAAGTACGGAGATAAGGTAGACCATACCACCAACGGTAAAGATATACCAGCCACCACTGTAATCCAATGGGGCGATAAAGAAGTAAAGATATAAACAGAGTAGTCGCTGTTAATTACAACTTATATAAATCCTGCACAGATAAAGACGACTACCTTTTGACGTGTGGGTTTTTTATTTTATGCATACACTACAAGACAAAATACGAAATCAAACTATAGATTACTTAAATAGAATATCCATCATTCAAGAGAATGCGTTTATATCTAACTTAAAATACGCAAATCCGCCAATTAAAGGAGAGATTACAAGAGGAAAAATAAAGTGGAGAGGCATAAAAGCATGTATAATATATAATCCTACAGGGCATGTTTTTTTTATCACACAAAGAGGTGTCAAAATTGGAAATGAAATAATAATTAACCGATGCGTTTAACTCCAAAGCAAACGACAGCCATGAATGCCATACAAAGCGAGCAGTACAATTTAATTTTGTACGGTGGCGCAATACGAGGTGGCAAGAGTGTTTGGGGGTTATCTGCATTACTAGTATTGTGTCAGGTATTCCCTAAATCGAGGTGGATCGTTATTAGGAGTTCAATGGAAAAGATACGAACAACAACAATACCTTCATTCCTTAAAATAAACCCATCAGGGGTACTTAAACAATCCCCATACGAATACACCCACCCCAACGGGTCTATAATCCTGTTCAAAGGCGAGAATTACGCCAATGATAAGGAATTAGACTGGATGAAAGGATTAGAGGTAAATGGCTTTTTATTCGAGGAAATAAACGAGTGTCAGGAGAAGTCACTAAATAAGGCTTTTGAGCGTTCAGGTAGTTGGATAATACCAAACACAGAACACCAGCCAAATCCTATTATAATGGCTACATGCAACCCTACATTCGGATGGGTAAAGACATTGATTTATGATAAGTGGAAAAATGACACATTGCCGCCAAGATGGTTGTATATTCCCGCAAAGATAACCGACAATGTAGATGAGCATGGCAATTCAAACCTAACAGAATCATATATTGAAAGTTTGCGTAACATGCCCAGATTTGAGTATGAAGTATTTGTTGAAGGCAATTGGGATATACAGCTAAAGACAGGCGGAGAGTTCTATAAACACTTCGAGATAGCCGACCATGTAAAAACGTTTGAATACAATCCTGCCTTACCCTTACATATAAGCTGGGACGATAACGTAAACCCTTATTTGCCTTGTGGGATATTTCAGTTGGAGGGGTCTAATATGTACATGATTGATGAGATAGCAGGAGAAACGCCAAACAACACAGTTAGAGCCGTGTGTAACGAGATAATAAGGCGATATCCTGCACATAATTCGGGAATGTTTATATATGGGGATGCAACAGCTAATAAGCAAGATACCAAGTTAGAGAACGGTTATAACTTCTATACACTTATACTTGACTATTTAAAGCAATACAGACCAGTTAACAGGGTGTCTAAATCAAACCCATCCGTTGTAATGCGGGGTAACTGGATAAATACGGTATTTGAGAACAATATAGGGGGATTGGCATTTTACATAAGCGAGAATTGTAAAAAAGCTATTAGCGACTTTGTAAGCCTTAAAGAAGCACCCGATGGCACTAAGTTAAAGGAAATGGAAACAAGCCCTAAAACGGGGGCTAGGCAGCAGAAACTAGGGCATTTTAGTGACTTATTTGATTACATTGCGTGTACTGCCTATGCTAACCACTACGATGCTTACCTTAAAAACCCTATTAGGAACAAAAGTAATGCGTGGGTAAGTGGCTTTAGGTAAAAATAAATTGAAAATAATTTGATTAACTATTGTATTATTCAAATATAGTTGTATATTTGTACTCAGATAACAACAACGAAACAATAGAAATTATG